AAATCGTGTGATGAAAATGTTACCTCGTATTCTTTCAATATTTTTATATGATAGAGTTGATGAATATTTTTATGATCTTTCTGTTAGTGCATGTTCTCCATTGATAAATGATATCAAACGTTTTAAAAAAATTAATAAATTTGAAGAGATATCAGTAAAGAAAACTTTAGAAGAAGCTGAAATTTTACTCGGAATGATTAATTCTTCAAGATCCGATGATCGAAATACTTGGTTAAATATTGGATTTTGCCTTTGGAATTTATGTCAAGGATGTTATGAAGGATTTATTTTATGGTGTGAATTTGCTGAAAAAAGTTGTAAATTTAATGAATGTGAATCGATCACATATTGGAAAAAAATGAGAGAAAATCAATTTACTTTGGGTACTTTGATTTATTATGCAAAAATAGACAGTCCAGAAAAATACGCAGATTTCATTAAAGAAAGAACCAAAAAATTATTTTGTTCTGCAATTAGTGGAGGTCACAATGATTTAGCTCATATTTTATTCAATGAATTTCAAAATGAATTTGTCTGTACTTCTATAAAAACAAAAGATTGGTTTCAATTCAAAAATCACATCTGGACATTAACAGAATCAGGAACATCATTACGTGAACGAATTTCAAATAATAATTCTGCTATTATTTCTTTTCTTCGTTCAAATAATGAAGATGAAGATGACGAAACTGATGAAGAAATTAGAAAAAAAAATAAAGAGAAAAAAAATAAACTTATTAATAAACTTATTAATAGTTGTAAATCTGCTCCGTTTAAAAACAATGTTATGACCGAAGCACAAGAACTTTTTTATAATGAAAAATTTCTTCGCCTTTTGAATAAAAATCCAAATTTGATAGCTTTCAAAAACGGAGTTTATGATTTTGAAAATGATTTATTTCGTGATGGAGTTCCTGAAGATTTTATTAGTTCTTCACTTCCTATTGAATATCACGATTATAAAAATCATCCTTTGATAGATGAAGTGGAAGATTTTTTTGAAAAAGTTTTTCCAGATAAAGATATTCGTGATTATTTTTTTGATCAAGTTAGTCAAGTTTTTGTTGGTGGAAACAGAGCAAAAGTAATATTATTTTGGACAGGAGAAGGAAATAATGGAAAAACAGTTACTCAAAATTTATTTGAAAAAATGCTTGGTTCAATGGCTATTAAATTTAGTACATCTTTAATAACAGGAAAGAAAAAAGATTTAGGCTCTGCTGCTCCAGAACTTGCTCGTGCAGGAGATGGAGTAAGATGGGCTGTTATGGATGAACCAAATGCTGATGAAATGATTAGTTCTGGAACTTTAAAATCTTTAACTGGAAATGATTCGTTTTTTGCAAGAGATTTGTTTCAAAAAGGAAAAGAAACTTTTGAAATCACACCAATGTTTAAACTTCATATGATCTGTAATAAACTTCCAATTATAAAAGATGCAGATAATGCAACTTGGAATCGTGTTCGTGTAATTCCTTTTGAAGCTACTTTTTTACCAGCTGAAGAATGTCCAAAAGATATTACAGAACAATTTGCTCAAAAAAAGTTTCCAGTTGATAAACATTTTTCTGTAAATAAAATTCCTAAATTAAGCGAACCTCTTGCATGGTATCTTATTCAAAGATGGAGACTCTCAAGAAATACCGAATGTGTTGAACCTGATAAAGTAAAAGTAGCTACTAGTCTTTATCGACAAGAAAATGATATATATAAACATTTTGAACAACAATGCATAATTGATAAACCAGGAACGAAAATAACAATTGCAGTTTTATATTCATACTTTAAAGATTGGTTCAAAGAAGAATATCCTCAATTCCAAATTCCACCAAGAACAACTTTTAGAACACATTTTGTAGGAATGTGGGGAAATCTTATCAAAAACAGATTTTGGCTTAATAAAACAATTGGAACGGGAGAAGGAGAGATAGATGAAGACGATGATATAGTTCCTGTAGTTCCTTCAGTTTCAGTTCCTTCAGTTTCAGTTCCTTCAGTTTCAGTTCCTTCAGTTTCAGTTCCTTCAGTTTCAGTTCCTTCAGTTTCAGTTCTTGGTGAAAAAAATTTAATCAAAAAAAAAGTTTTATGTAATAAAAAAATAAATGATTTAAATGACATTCATTTAACAAATACTCTAGATCCCGATCTAATAATCAATCATCCTGAAGAACGAAGAGAAGCAATGTCAACAATTCTTCTGAGAAAAGAATTACAAAAAGAAATTAAAAAAGAAACACAAAAAGAAATTAAAAAAGAAACACAAAAAGAAATTAAAAAAGAAAAGTTTAACTATGTTTTTTATTCATCATCTGATGAAAGTTCCGACGAAGAATAATTTTCAAACAAATTATTATTTACAAATTCTTTTTCAAATTGAAAAAGAATTTTTTAAAAATATCAAATGCTCTATAGAAAAAAAATAAATTTTAAAAATGGAACAAACACTTCAAATTCGTGAATTAAATCTTGATACAATCAGACCAAATGAAGCTTCGATGAAAACAAATTTAGGAGGATCTAAAATAGTTATTTTAGGAAAACCTGGATCTGGAAAATCTGTTTTAATTAAACATTTACTTTTTGCAAAAAAACATTTAATTCCTGTTGGATTTGTAATATCAGGTTCTGAAGAAACAAATAGTTTTTATTCTTCAATTTTTCCAGATATATTTATTTATCATTCATATGATAAAAAAATTATTGAGAAATTAAAATCTCGTCAAAAAGCAGCAAAAACATATTTACAAAATGGATGGAATGTTTTAGTTCTTGATGATTGTATGGATGATCCAAGAGCTTTTTCGGAACCAATTATAAAAGGATTATTTAAAAATGGACGTCATTGGGATATTTTAGCAATTTTTGCTAATCAATATGTTTTTGATTTTAAACCAGAATTAAGAGCAAGTGTTGATGGTGTTTTTATTTTCAGAGAAGCCACAAATACTAACAGAGAAAAAATTTTTAAAAATTTTGCATCAATTATTCCTTCATACGAGATTTTTTGTAAATTAATGGATGAACTAACTCAAGACTATACATGTTTGTATATTGATAATCAAGCTCAATCAAACAATTGGGTTGATTGTGTTTTTTATTTTAAAGCAGATCCAAATATTCCAAATTTTACATTTGGAAGTATTGATTATCAACGCTTTGCAGCAACAAGAACAAATCAAAGAAATGATGATGAAGATGTAAATGAATTTATGAAAAAAAATTTCAAAATTTAAAATTTTTTGAAAATTTGAAATTTTTCATATAAAAAACATAAACAAAAATAAAAATAAAATGACTGAAAAAGTAAACATTATTTCTGCTGAATTAGATCCTCGTTTTTACCAACTTGATGTTGATAGAATTGTAGTTGAAATTCCAAAACAACAAATAATTACAACTACAAAAGGAACTTGGGTTTCTATAAAATACAGATTTGTTGATGGTCAACAACCTTTGAGTTTAAATATTCAAACAAGCGAACTATTTTCAAATGGACTTTATAAACATAATGAAGAAGAAAAATGCCCAATTAAATTTAGTCTTATAATGACAAATAGATCTTCAAAACAAGAAAGTTTTTCAAAGGAACAATCTGAAACTGAAAAAGAAAATTCAAAAGTTGAAGAAAAAACAATTCAGATTTTTGAAGAAATTACAGAAAAAATCAAAAAAGAAATGTTAAAATCTGAAATGGTTAATGCATTGCAAAAATCAAAAGATAAAACATGGAAAAATAAAGTTGAAACTATGGAAATTTTAAAAACTCAAGAAAAAGAAAATAATGAATATCAAACATTTTTTCTCAATGCAAAACTTTCAAATATTTCATGGTTTCAAACAAAATTTTTTAAATTAAATGAAAAAAATGAACTTACATATTTAAATTTTGAAGAAACAAAAAATAATTTTTTACAAAATAAAACAAAATGTCATGCCGTTGCTTTAGTGACTATAGATTCTATTTTTGTAGGAAAAGAACCTTATATTCAAACAAAACTAAAACAAGCAATTTTCACAAAAATGAAAAATTTTTCAAACAACGAACCTGAAGGAATAGTTCCTTCAAGAATTGCCAACAAAACAATTGTTGAATCGTCAGAATCTGATGATACTTCAGAAGATGAAACTTAATTTTTAATGTTTACATAAAATGTTTATTTAATTTTCCAAAGATTTTTCTTTGGAAAAATATGATTTTTAAATTAGAAAAACATTAAAAATAAATAAAATGTCAAAAACACCACATCCTTTTATTTTACCAGATTCAAGAAAACTAT